CGTCCATCCATCCTCCAACATTTGCGTTGGGGTACTGGACGGATGCTTCAAACTTTGACCACCAACTACCGACTCCAAGAGGAGTCCGTGGCCGATAGGATGACAGCACAAGCACTTTCTTGCAAAGTTGACCGATGACGGGGGTGTTTCCATCGGTTGCCACATAAGACATTGATTTCTCAACCAACTTTTGCTCAGGCGTAATGCTAGCAGGTAAGCGTACCGTTGTGTGGAATTTGGACAACTGCCTTCTTGGGTCACACATACTATCAAGGCAGCCATACCACACCTCAGGTGAATAGTAGCGTGCCAAGAAGTTGACCCCTCGCTGTCCGCGCTGTACCACGCTGGCTTCCAATACAAGTCCGACTCGTTTTGCAGCCCACGAATGGTTGGCCACAGGGAGATCGGCATCGAGACCATCGTCACCGAGATGAATTCCGATGGCTGCGAAAGCTTCAGACGGGGTAGTCTTTCTTCCACTTGGGTGGATTCTGTTTCTAAAGGCGAGATAGGACGTGAAAGTCGCCCTAAGGGTCTGGAAGAGGCTAGTAGCAGAGCATCCAGATCCATGCGAAGGTCCTTGATCGAATGTGGTTCCATGGGGCAGGATCCCCAAGTTATCAACGTTCGTCTTGAGCAATTCATTCAGCTTAGCACGGTGGTTTGCAAAGGCCTTCATGCAAACCGCCCGCTCAACCTGGCGCAACACATAAGTGATAGTGCCATCCATCCGGTGATAATCAGAGACATTGACGAACTCGGCTTCGTCACAAATCTCCGCCACACGGGTGGCAACTTCCAGAGGTGTCATGCCAGGGCCATACCACGGAAACTGCTTACAATGATTAGCCAGCGCAAGGGCGAACTGCGCCATGTCCAGTTTGTCCCCATCATTATACTGTGAGATGTTCCGAGGATCGGACATCTTCAGATAAGCCTCAGCTTTGATGAAGCACTTTAGAACAAAGGCGCGGAACTTCCCCAACACACTAGCTTTCTCAAGTGACAGCTTCTGGGCAGTGCTAGTCTGCTTCGCTTGTACTACTTCGAAGCAGACCGGTTCAAGGAGCACGTTTCCAACGACGAGATTCGCAAACTCGCCGATGCACTGGTCTCGGAACGCATGTGCACGGGGCTCTTCTTTCCGAAGACTCGTG